AAGGCCTACGCCCGCATGCTGCCGAGCTCGATGAGCAGGGCGGTGTGGGTCGCGAACAACGACACCTTCCCCGAGCTCGCCACCATGGCCCTGTCCGTGGGCACGGGCGGCAGCGCGGTGTGGATCGGCGACGGCGGCGGCGAAGCCGCACCCCCGATGCGGATCCTCGGACGACCGGTGATCTTCACGGAGAAGGCCGCCACGCTCGGCGACGCCGGCGACATCAACCTCGTCGACTTCGGCTACTACTTGATCGGCGACCGGCAGGTCATGCAGTCCGAGACGTCCACCCACTTCAAGTTCGGCAACGACAAGACCGCCATGCGCGTCATCGAGCGCGTCGACGGCCAGCCGTGGATCCAGTCCGCGATCACCCCCCAGACCGGGACGAATACGCTGTCGCCTTTTGTGAAGATCGCGGCCCGCGCGTAACACCCGGCCGCCGCTGGCAGTAACGCCCCGGCGGCGGCGCACCACCCGGGCCGGCAGTCCCGCCCCGGCCCGGTACCTCTCAAGGGAAGGAATCCCCAGCCATGATCGAACTGCTCGGGCGGGTCGACATCTCCACCGGTGTCGTCCCCGTCGACCTGCAGACCGCCCAGACCGGGAAGCGGGTGTCGCTCCGCGGCGCGGACGGCTGCCTGGTTCTCCTGTTCAAGGCTGCGGGTACGGCCGGGGACGACCCGACCGTCACCCTCAAGCAGCACACCGCCTCCAGCGGTGGCACGTCGGCGAACCTGGCGACGATCGACCACTACTACTACAAGTCCGCGACCACCCTCGCCGGAACCGAGACGTGGACGAAGGCCACCCAGACCGCGGCGGCGACGATCGCTGACCCGGGCGGCGCGGGCACCTCCGCCGAGTCGCAGATGATCGTGGCGATTCCCGTGCAGGCGCCGCAGCTGTCCGACGGCTACTCGTACATCTCGCTGGACGTCGCCGACGTGGGCGGCAACGCGCAGCTCGGCGGGGTGCTGTACCTGCTGCACGGCCTGCGCGCCGAGCGGAAGCCCGCCAACCTCGCCGCCCCGCTGGCCTGATCGGAGACCTGACCCATGTCTGTACTCATCTCCGGCAGTCAGCTTCGTACCGTCCTGTTCGGTACCGCCGTGTCGAAGGCGTACCCCACCCTCGCGGTGGAGACGAAGACGCTGTTCAACGTCACCGGCGGGAAGGTGCTGATCACGTCCATCACGGGCGAGGTCACCACCGCGATCACCGTCGCGAACACCGTCAAGCTGCAAGCCAACCCCACCACCGGCACCACCAAGGACCTGTGCGCGGCAACCGACCTCGGCACCACCGACACCCCCGCCGGGAACCTCGTCTCCTTCCAGGGGCTGACGGGTGACTCGATCCTCACGGGGCCGGGCGCGGTGCCGAACCTGAAGCAACCGGTCGTCGTGAACACCGGCACGATCGAGCAGGTCACGGCGACCGGCGCGGACGGCGGGATCACCTGGACGCTCACGTATGTGCCGCTCGATGACGGCGCTGCGGTGGCGGCGGCCTAGTCATGGCGCTGTGGATCTGCACCGGGTGCACCTGCCGCTATTCGGTGGGTGCGCCGCGGTGCCCGCAGTGCGGCAGCACCGAACACGTCGAGGAAGGGCAGGACATGCCGAAGATCACCGTTCACGGCGGGCCGAGCGTTGCGGGCGCGTCGATCGTGGGCGGCTCCTGGAGCAACGAGGGCGACCCCGACGTGTGGCCGGAGCCTGCTGAGGAGGGAGGCGAGGAGCCATCAGCTGGGAGCAGCTCCGAAGCATCACCCGAGAAGCCGCCGACCGATACCGAGATGAGCAAGCCGCCGAGCCCATCGCCTGCCCCAACGACGGCGAGCCGCTCCAAGAAGGCCCGGACGGGCAGCCGTTCTGCCCGTTCGACGGCTGGCGACCCGACGGCCGATACGTCGGCAGCTGACGAATAGCACGCACGAGACGACGAGTTCGAGGGAGGAGGAGACCATGACCGCAACCGGCTACGTCAGCACCACCGGCGACGCCCGCAAGGTGAACAAGGCAGGCGACACCATGACCGGGGACCTGGTCCTGAACGACTCCTCCCCGGACACCGCCACCTCGGCCGCCCCGAAGACCTACGTGGACACGGGGCTGGCCGGGAAGGCGAGTACGACGCACGCCTCAACCCACGCGGCCGCTGGCAGCGACCCGGTGACGCTGACGCAGGCGCAGATCACCGGGCTCGTCTCCGCGCTGGCCGCGCTGCTCCCGCTCGCTGGGGGCACCATGACCGGTGACCTCACCGTGAACGGCGCCAACCTCACCGTGAAGCGCGCCGACAACACCGGCGCCTACAGGCTCCGCGTCACCGGCGGCGGCCTCGACCTGGAGATCGGCGGCCTCGACGTCACCGTGTCCGCATGGTCGGCCGCCGACTTTACCGGCACTCAATCCAACGTCCTCCGCTTGGAAAGCGCCGGCCCGCACCTGATCGGCCGGACCCAGTTCGGGACGACACCGTTCGACACCGTCCACGACATTGACGCCGCGGGTAACAAGCTGGGCTTTCACGGCGCGACCGCCGTGGCGAGGCAGACCGTGACTGGGTCACGCGGCGGGAATGCCGCGCTCGCATCTCTCCTGACCGCGCTGGCCAACCTCGGCCTCATCACGGACGGGACCACCGCATGACCGACGTGATCGCAGGCCAGTCCGTAACCCTGCTCGCCCAGTTCTACGACTTCTCCGGCGGCTCCCTCACCGACCTCGACGCCACCCCCACCATCGCCGTGACCAGCATTGCCACCGGCGCAACAGCCCTCGCCGCCACCAGCAGCGGCGTCACCCACCCCGGCACCGGCAGCTACGGCTACGCCTGGACCCCGTCCAGCAGCCTCACCCCCGGCGCCTACCTCGCCACCTGGACCGGGCTGAAGAGCAGCGCCCCGGTCACGGCGACCGAGACCATCACCGTGTACGCGCCGGCCTCCGCGGCCGCCACCAACACGTCGCCGGACGGCATCTGGTACGCCACCCGCGAGGACGTTCAGCGCGCCCTCGACATCAAGGAGTCGGCCCGCAACCGACGCGAGATCGACAGCGCCCTCGAAGCCGCGTCGCGCAGCGTCGACGACCTCTGCCACCGCCGCTTCTACCCGGTTACCGCAACGAGGCTCTTCGACTGGCCGCCGCGGGCCGGGGTGACCCCGTGGATCCTGCGCACCAACGACCAGGAGCTGATCACGGTCAGCACGCTCGCCTCCGGCGGGCAGACCATCACCTCCGACGAGTACAACCTCGAACCCGTGAACAGCGGGCCGCCGTTCAACCGGGTCGAGGTCAAACTCAGCAGCGACGCGAGCTTCGGCGGCGGTGCCACCTACCAGCGCGACATCCAGATCGCGGGCCTGTGGGGCTACCGCAACACCGAAACCACACTCGGCGCCACCACCGCAGCCATCAGCAGCGCAACGGCCACCACCATCAGCGTGGACGGCCCCACGTCGGCGGTGGTCGGTGTCGGCAGCGTGCTGCGTATCGACTCCGAACGGATGCTCGTCACCGAGCGGGCGCAGGCCAGCACCGGACAGACCGGCAGCATTACTGCCAGCAAGAACGACGTCACCCTCACCGTCGCCAACGGCGCTGCGTTCACGGTCGACGAAGTGGTCCTCCTCAACTCCGAACGCATGCGGATCGACGACATCGCAGGCAACAACCTCACCGTCGAGCGGGCCTACGACGGCACGGTCCTCGCCGCCCACACCACCGCCACGATCTACGCGCCTCGGACGCTCACCGTGACCCGCGGCGCGCTCGGCACAACCGCTGACACCCACGCATCCGGCAGCACCGTCTACCGCTGGAACCCGCCCGGCCTGGTCAAGCAACTGACGAAGGCTGAGGCGATTACCCAGCTCACGCAGGAGCGGTCCGGCTGGTTCCTCAAGGCGTCCACCACGGGAAGCTCTGCGGCCAAGGTGTCAGCGGACGCCCTGCAGACCCTCCGAGACCAGACGTACACCGCGCACGGCCGCAAGGCCCGGACGAGGGCGGTGTAGCGATGCCTGAGTCCCTGTTCGATGTCCGCCTCGCCAAGCGCGGCCCCCTCTTCGACGGGCGTACCGCAGCCGCCCTGAACAAGTACCACGATGAGATCAGCCTGCGGATCGCCGAAGAGGGCGAGAAGCTCATCCGGCAGCGGTTGAAGGTCGTCTTGCAGCACCCGACCGGCTATTACGAGTCGCGGATCAGCGTGGACCGGGCCGGGGACGGCTACCGCGTCTCCGACGGCGGCGTGATCTACGGTCCGTGGCTGGAGGGCACCGGCTCCCGCAACAGCCCCGTCACCCGGTTCCCCGGCTACGCCACGTTCCGCCGTACCAAGCCCCTGGTCGACAAGCGGGCCCGTGAGATCGCGGTCCGTCTGCTGGCCCGCTACAAGGCGATGGGGCTGATCTGACATGGCCCTCGACATCCGCACCATCCTCGACGCCGTCGAATCCCACGCTTTGGCATCCGGGTTCTTTCAGGCCGTGAACGGTCACGAACCCAAGTCGGCGCCGCAGAACGGACTCACCGCCGCGGTGTGGGTAGAGCAGATCGGGCCCGCACGCGGCGGGGCTGGCCTGTCGTCGACCAGCGCCCGTCTGGCGCTGTTCGTGCGCCTGTACACGCCGATGCTGCAAGAGCCCGAGGACGCCATCGACCCTGACCTGATGACCGCCCTCGACGCCCTCATGACCGCCTACTCCGGCGACTTCACGCTCGGCGGCCTGGTCCGCGACGTCGACCTCCTCGGCACCTACGGCGACCCGCTCGGCGCACGCGCCGGCTACCTGACGACGTCCGGCGCCGAATACCGGGTGATGACGATCACCCTCCCCCTCATCGTCAACGACCTCTGGGAGCAGGTGGCATAGATGGCGAAGAGCTCCGGCCTCGGAGACAACTTCTATCTCGCGGGCTATGACATGTCCGGCGACATCAACAGCGTGGCCCTGTCTGGTGGGCCGGCGACGCTGGACGTGACGGGGATAGACAAGTCGGCCTACGAGCGGATCGGTGGTTTGCGCACCGGTCAGATGTCGTGGAAGGCGTTCTTCAACCCGGACCTCGGGCTGACGCACGACAAGCTTTCCGCGCTGCCGACTGCGGACGTGCACTGCATGTACATGCGGGGGACGACGCTGGGGAATCCGGCGGCGTGTCAGGTGTCGAAGCAGATCAACTACGACGGCACCAGGGCGGACAGCGGCGAGTTCACCTTCAGCGTTGAGGCGCAGTGCAACGGCTTCGGGCTGGAGTGGGGGCAGTCCCTCACCGCGGGAAAGCGCACGGACACCGGCGCCGCCAACGGGACGAGTATCGACACCGCCGCTTCGGCTGCGTTCGGAGCGCAGGCCTATCTGCAGGTGTTCGCCCCGTTCACTGGCACGGATGCCACGGTGACCATCCAAGACAGCGCTGACAACGTCACCTTTGCGGACGTCACCGGGCTGACCTTCACGCAGATCACCACCGCGCCGACGTCTGAGCGTCTCGCTACCGCGTCGGGGGCGACGGTCCGCCGCTACCTGCGCGCTGTGACCAGCACGACGGGCGGCTTCACCTCGCTCACGTTCGCGGTGGTCCTGGTGAAGAACGCGACGGCGGTGGCGTTCTGATGAACCGAATCCAGCCCCAGATGGGCGCCGAAGCCTACAAGACCTACTCGATCGCCGCCCCGGCCAGCACGCACTTCCGCAAGGCCACCTGCGCGGAGACCAACTGTCCGGACTACCTCAACGGTTGGCGCGTCCGTGTCGAGGGCTTGCCGCCGGAGATGCTGCACACGGCCAAGACTGCCCGTTTCCAGGTCAACGGCAGGTGGGTGCCGTACCGGTACGCCGAGGTCCCTGTGGCGGAGGGCGAGACGTGGCTGCACTTCGAGGCCGGCCAGCCCTGTTTCCGCGCCGGTGAGCACCGGATGCGGATCGACAAGCCGGAGTTGTTCCTCGTTCGCGACGGGGACTGGCGGGGCAACCCGCGCGGCACGAAGGCCCGGATGCACCAGCGCCCGGAGTCCTGGGTGGAGGACTTCGGCGAGCACCAACAGAACATCGCAGACGAGATCGCGAAGGGGTGACGGCATGACGACCGATACGCAGCTGCGGCTGGTCGTGGACGGTATCGACCTCAACGGCGAATACGACGTGATCGAGCTCAGCACGCCGCGCGCGGTGCACGTGATCCCCACCGACTCGGGCGCCCGACGGCAAGTGCTTGGCCCGGCGTCCTTCACGATCCTGATCTCCAACCCGAGCGACCGCCTGTTCGCGCTGGTCGACGGCGGCAAGACGGTGCGCGGGGTGAAGGTCGTTGCCGACTGGGTGAACAACTCGATCACCCACCCGACGCACTTCCACTGGGGCTGGGTCGGAGCTGATGGAGTCCGCAAGATGTTCGGCTCTCTCGCACCCGACCGGGAGCGCGAAGCCAAGTGGGTCGAGGAGCTGCCCGCCACGGTCAGCACCGCAGAAGCAGAAGGGAAGTAAGCCATGGCGAAAAGCAG